GTACCTGACCTAATGTAGCTGCGTCCGAGTTATTAAGACCATCCGCCATTCCAGTAATACGCTTAGGTGTTCCTGCATCTGGCGTTGCTGTAAACTCTCCAGAGAAAGGCGTAACTGCTCCACCGTTCATTGTTGTTCTGTGTACTGTACCTTGTGTAATGGCATCGTAAACAGCACCAACATTGGTTGCAAAGGTTGCACCAGATACAACACCTGTGCCAACACCTGTGCTAAACTCTTCGTTAACTTCGCCAATAGACTTACTGTTTAGATCTTTGATGTAGTTATTCGACATCTTAAGATCGCTACCACCCAAGAAGGGACCATCAACAGCATTCTCGTCAAACTTAAGAATGATTTCGTTTCTAACTTTAGCAACAAGCTCTTGAATAATGTACTTTAACTGATTAAACTGAAGATTAAGCTGTGTTGTAGTTAGTCTTGTGCCGGGAGCAAAGGTAACAATACTGTCAATAGAAAGAGTTTTTCTTCTAATGACTACTGTATCTGGTTGTCTTACAACACCGTTTACATTTGTTCCGACATTGTTAACTAAGAAGTTAGGAATATCCAGAGTTTGTGGATCTCCATTTGAATCTGGAGTTTCCAATACAAAGGTTCTAGAGTCTGGGTAATATAGATTATTAGTTGTGTAAGTAGGAATAGTACTAAGATCAACAACAGTTAGAATCTTTGTCTGTTCGTTGACTGAATACCATGCTTTAGGTAGAATGAATATCTGCCGTCTATCAGAGATAGTAAATACATTCTGACCAAACTTTGTATCATAGCCTGTATCAAAGATACGCTCGACTTCAATTTGATCTATGATAGGAACATTAGGAAGAAAGCTAAGTGTGCTTAAATCAAATGTTCTTGTAGAAATAGATGGATCAAGCTCCCCTGAAAATGTCAGAGAAACTGGAGCAATTTCTAAGTTATTATATGTTGTCATTATTTCTCCGATTAAGTATCAATAGTTGTATACTTTTGTTTGAACTTACCCTTGAATTCCATGTTAGTAATGTTTACTGGAGTAGGGTATTCACTGGAAATAGATATTGTAGTTGAATCTGAATAACCCATAATCTTTGTAGCAAACTCTCCCTGAACTTGGAAAATCTCAAGTGGTAGAGTGTCTTCATAGATTGTATATTCAGGTCTAGTTGGAATGTAACTTGTAGTAAACGCTGTTCTACCTCTATGAGTAACTTCAATATCATATGGCCCTGTGTAGTAGTGTCTAAAGACAGCACTACGAATATTTAAGACACCATCAATAATATTATTGTTTTCATCTCTGACAAATAGAGTACTAAGTTCTACTCTCATCTTATACTTAATACCAATGTATACATAGTAATCTTGTACTGCATAGTCTGCACCAAGAACTACAATCTCTGTATAAGGATTAGAATTATCATCTACTTTATTTGTAACAGATATAGGCTGAATAGCAACATTACTTAGATCTTCTTCTGGTGCTGCCCATCCTTTAAAAAGGACTACAAAATATGCTGAAGGATCTGTAATGTCTGTATGTCCGGGCAATCTATAAGTAGTAGAAGCTGTATATGGATCATAATCTGAATTCCAATTAGTTGCTTCTGTTGTACTATTAATAATCTTCATCTTAAACATACGATCAAGACGAGGAACATACACATCTTCATTTAGCATTAAGTTTTTATAGAGGTAATAAACAAAAGTACCTGAGTCTTTACTTGTTTTTCTTTTGCTTACGACATACATATAGTTGTCATAGCACTGAAGAGTTTCAATAGACTCCTCATCAGCTAATATATGTCTATAAAAAGAGTTCTGAATAACTCTATCGCCACTAAATCTATTGATATAACCATAGATATGGTTGCTATTATCATCATCAACAAATAATAATGTATCTTGTGCAGGAGCTGTGGCTGCTGCTCTATACTTCCGGGGTAGATAACCAGCCGCTTGGCTAGATACTTCAACCGCAGAAGCATAACCCATGCTGCCCTTACCTGTAAACAGGAATAGACGCTGTGAATCAAAGAAGTAAAGTCTTGATCCAATGAATTGAGGGTCTAAAATAGGAGCAGTAGAGTAGTAAGTTACTGGTGCTACTGCAACATTGGTAGGAGAAATCTCAGCAGTAGACGCACCAGATAACTGGAACTGCGTATTTGCCTTGGTATTAATAAACATATAGTCTTCAAATGGAGTCATACTGGTAATTTCACAGTAGTTATTTGAAGAAACACGAATATCAATAGGATCTGTAGTTACAATATTAGAAGGATCATCAAAGAATAGGTTTTCGTATTCACCCATCTGTGAGGAAAAGATAACATCATCCGCAGCAAACCAAAGTCTATCTTTAAATACCGCAATACTTGTAATAGGTACTTGTCTTAAAGACTTTCTATCTACAGTTTTAAAGATACTTGGACCGGGATTGCTACGCTTATCACCACTTGTCCGAGCAGTCCACTTGATTGGCTCCATATTCCATGTAGTTACATTGGAAGCAGTAATTGTTACCACAAGTTTCTGTGGCATTCTGCGTGGATCAATATAGGAATGCTCATCAGGTGTTCTTATTTTTTGAAGATAAGGGCGACCTGAAGTTGTAATTTCGGTTGTATGAACTACACCACCAGTTGTTCCACTGGTTTTGTAGATGCCTTTAGTTAAGTCTGCTGGATCATAATAAAACTTTTGATCTGTTGGGTTCCATGAGATAACTCTATAGAAACCAGAAGTAGAGTTTAAGTATGGATTAACCATAAAGAAAACCTTACCACGACCGTCAATCTTACCATTTAGATTAGTATCTGGATCGTATAACAGACGAAGCATTTGTCTTGCAAAATCATTCGTTGTTGCTGTTAGCTTTTGGTTATTTGAATACCAGTCATCTGCTTCAGGTGGTAACTTTACTTTAGAAAGATCATCTACCTTTTGACCAAGGTATTGTTTATCTGATTGATAATAGAAATAATCATCAACAGAAATATAATCAGCACTTGGAATTGCAATAGAATAAGTTGTTGTAGTATCTGGGTGTAATCCCGGCCAGCTATCAACAGTAGCTTCTCTTGTAGAACCTACATAATCAGTAATAAGAACTGGTGTTGAACTTGCTCCAGTACCACTGGTTAAAGTAATGTACATATTATTGTATGTATCATCAACTTCAGAAGCTGAAGTAGCTAATTGAATTTTTATATTTGAACCACTTCTAGCTAAACCAGTAATAACACCCGGTTTCCATCCCAAAAGAATATCATCGGCTGTTGCTGGCTTTAAGTCATCACCAGTATCATACACTTTCATTACTTTAGATGCGCTATAGTAAGTAAGTTTACGACCTTCGATGTCATCAGTTACTGTAACATCTCCATTAAGATCAAATAGTTTACCACCAACATCTGAACTAAATCCAGCTCGTACATTCTTATTAAGAATAACAATGCTTGATCCCAAAGATACAGCCTTAAGAGATTCTTTGGCTGTCTTGTTATTAGGGTTATGTGTGATGTATGCTCTGGTAATTGAACTTACTGTACCGCTTGCATTGGTTTGTGTAGCTGGAGTTAAGTCTTCCCAAGATCCAGTAGGGTATACACGGAAGATATAGAATAACTTGTCACCATCAACTGTAGCATTAAAGTCAATTACGACTAGGAATGTATTGTCTTCATTGATACTATACCAGTAAAACCAAAGGTCATGGGTTGGATCAACATCCGCCAATGAGAACAAATCAAGTCGCATTGAGTCTAGTGAAATGTCCCATGAAGAAGCTGTAGTAACAGTCTTCTGTGGTACGATCTCAAAGCCCGGTCGCTTTTCAAAGTTACGCTCAAGAGACACCAGAGCATTGTCAATGTTCTGGGCTTCATTGGGTTGTCTTCTGTTTGGCGACTGTCGCCCTACGCTGTTTAAGGTATAGACTGGAATCTTAGTACTAACTAATCCAGCCCGTGGTCCTCGTCTTCGTATAGCCATTAAATACCTCTGGTACGCCAGTACCTAAATCTGTTTGGATCACTAAAGTAACGAGAGCGCATTGCTGCATCTCTTAGAATACTTGAGGAGGAAAAGATATTTTTCTTCTTATCATTTACATCTGCTGCTTTACTTTTGATACCATGAAGTTGTTCCTGATATCCTAGGAAAGCATCAGTTGCTTCATCACCTTGGGTAATACTCTGGTAGTGACGCATAGCAGTAGCTAGAATAGCTCGTTGTGCGGTTGTTTCCAGATTCTCCCAAGGAAGTTTCATTGTATATTCAATATAATAAGGACCAGATTGATACTTCCAAATGTCTGTATTATCAGTGATATTCCAAAGTCTAGGTGGAGAAGAGTTAAATAAACCTCTTGCTTTGATAATTTGCATACCATCAGCAGCAAAATGATTTGAAACTAATTCAATAGCTAGAATACCTTCTTCATCACTATCTGGTGTAGGAAATACAATTATACCATCAGTGGTTAATTCGTATTTCTTGATAAATTTATTTGAAGCAAGACCTCTCAATTGATAATCAAGACTGGTCTGTTCTAAAATTGTATCAGCAATTCCGGTGTCAATACCTGATTCGCCTTCTAGGTCGGCTACAAGGTTTTCACCTGAAGCCAATAGCATTTGATTAATTGCTTGTAACTTAGTAATTAAGCCCATATAGCCTCCTTGTTGTTAAAGAAAAAACCCACCGACCCCCACTTAAGGGGGCCGGGGGTAGATAAAAGATCACCTCCTCTTCAGACGCGGTTTATAAAACAAAACCCGAAAGCAGAGTGTGGATCAATCATTATGAGGTTACAGCGTATTCTGCACCGAAGCCATTAGTGAGGTTACTACCTAAAGCTGTAGCAAGATCACTACGAGAAGTAGTATTAGCAATACCAACGATAGCACGGCAAAGCTCTGGACGAATAAGACCAGTACCCTTCATCATGCTAGCAACAGTGAACTGAGTATTACGGCGAACATCCTGTACGGTGTCAACCTTCATACCCTGTAGTGATAGACCAGCAATTGCCTCTGGCTGGAAGATGATTCCGTGGAGATTGATTGTTGAGCAATTTAAGTTATACTTAGATGCACCAATATAAGTAGTACTAGAAGCATTAAGGTTTGTCTTTGGTAGGTGATTGCTCTTGATAATCTTGACACCCATGTAATCAATGCTATCAGCCATAGCATTCATGCCCATTGAAAGAGGTGAACCAAGACCACCATATGCATCTGAAGCACCAAATACAGGAACCTTGAGGAAGGCTTGAGCAGGAGCATCGTTAGACTTAGTTAAACCAAGACTACGAATAACTTGGAAGACCTTTGGAGTAACAACGCAATAAACATTGTTAACCTGTACATCGTTTTCCTGACACTTGACTAGGTAATCTTCAATACCTTCAAGAAGTTTTAGAGCGGTTGTTTCAGTTGCATCTGAAGGAGCGACACTGCCTACATGAATAGGAGCTTGGAAAGCATTAGCAATGAAATCAGCACCTCTTGGATCGTTTGCAATAGCTGGAACAGCACAAGCAGCTGTTAGAGCAACGGCAAGTTGACGATCACGGGTATTAGCTAAAGTTAGACCAGACTGACGAGCTAGCTCTGAGCGATAATCCCACTGAGTAATGAGCAAGTCAATGTTGTCGGTTTCAAAGTGAGCAGCCATTGGACGAGCATCAAGGTTTACCTTGAAGGTCTTGCTGGTGTTGCCGTTGCCAGAAAGTTCTTCACCAGCTGCCCAAGAAGGCTTAAGTTCAACAGTACCAGTGATTGGGAATTCGTATGAGAAACCGCCAGAAATAGTTCGGGTGGTAATCATATTTTCAAACATATTGTACTGATCGTAAGCGTTGATTACTTCGCCAGACCAGAGTGGGAGCCAAAGTTTATTTGTACCCGCAACGCCACCAGTAGTAGCGGCAGTATTTGTTGCGCGATAAACTAATTGACCACTTGTTAAGTCATCCATTGTATTAATTCCTTGTATAAGTAGACTGAATATGAGACAATAAGAGTAAGCTCAATCGTTCGATTGTTCCTAAAGGAGTCTACTTGCTTGAGTGAGTTCAGCCAAGGGTCATCCATTACCTTCCGGGGGATTTACCCATAGGCTGTCCTCAGTCAATCCGCTGTCTCTATGGCGGATTATTTAGGTAGTTTTGTAAAATCAGTTCGTAGCATCCGTTGTTCCACATAGTTACGGAACTTAGGATCTGTATTGAACTGTGGGTTATTACGCTCAGCCATAAACTCTCGCTTAGTTTGATAAGCGGTAATTCCTTGCTGAGTGCTTGCCATTGGAACTTGTCCTTTGGCTGTTTGTTTTGGTTCAGCAGCCTTGCTTGTCCCTGTAGCCTTAGCATACTTTGTCTGTAGGCCATAGAGAGCAACATCCCAAGAAGGAGATGCAAGGTTTTGATTGATTGCATTCTGTTCAGCTTGGCTAAGATTCTTACTTGCCCAATCGAACATCTTTGCAAGTTGATCCTTTCCACCAATAAGCTCAGCAGCTTTGCTATAAGCAATCTCTAGCTTTGCTTTCTGTCCTAACATATATTCGTTAATGACAGTTTCTGGTAGATTGGTCTTCTTCTTAATCGTATTAAGAGTCTCAGGAGATAGATCATTATTAGTAGCGAACTCAACAGTCCACTGCTTCCAATCATCTTCGGTAGCAACGGCTGGAGTCTCAGCCTTAACTTCTTCTACCTTCTTCTCGGGGATCTTAAGAACTTCTGGTACGACAGGAATCTCTTCCTGTGCCTTTGGAGCAGCATCCTGTTTGACCGGGTTTGCTGTAGAGGGTGTCTGCTCGTACTTCTTCTTTAGATCAGCCACTTCCTGCCGTGACTTGGTGTATTCCTTCTGAGCATTCTTAAGGCTTTCAAACCAAGCTCCTGCATCCTTGAAATTTTCAGGAACAGCCATACCTTGGTTTCTTACATAAGCGTCAAAAGCAGCCTTCTCACGGGAGAGAATAGCATCCTCTGCTGTCGATGTAAGAGATTGTTCCTGTGATACTGCTGGAGTCTCTGAGGATTGTTCCATCATATCGGGAGTCTCTTCATTCATAGTGTGTATCTTTCGTTAGGGTTAAAAATTAATAAGACTTCTTCTTAGCAGCCATCTTCTTGACTGCCTTTTTTACGACAGCCTTCTTGACTGCCTTCTTCATTGGCTTCTTCATTTCTTTCCTTTCTTTTTTGGGTATACTATTTTCATAGCATCTTTGTCTGTGCATGATGTGGTCTTGCCACAGTTGCACTTGAATGTTTTCTTTGCCATTATCTATCCGTTTCTACATAGATGCGTTGCATCATTGTGTTTTGGGCGACTACATTGATTGTAGCTAATTGATAGCCAGCTAGCAGCAGTGTCTCTTCTAAATTGAATTGTCACACTCATGCGCCACCTCCATCAACAAGCAAACTTAAAACAGGAACAGAGTTGGCACGACCACCATCAATATTTTGATCTGTGGTGACAGTTGCTGGAACCCAAGCAGAGCCGTTCCATTGAGGAACTTGATTTGTGGTCGCTACACTTTGGGTAAGCGAACTTAGTGCATGTTTATGTACCGTGTTTGCTTTACCGCTAATTGCAGTATATACAGGAGTTAAATCTGTAGAACTACCAGAACTAGCAGAAACCGCCGCAGAAGCTTTTAATAATCGTTTAGATAATAACTGCAAATCATTGGAGGTTTTTTTTATTAGCCATATTAATTACTCAACAAAGAAGTAATAATTGTATTAGTTACCGCATCATATCCATTGTTTAAACCACTTGTTGTTCCATTTAGATGAGCATCATTAGTAGCATCAAATAAGGTTAAATTGGTTGCGTTTGAGGGCATGCCGTTAACAATCTTTGCTAGTGGTACATTATTAGCAATATCAACTACGGTTACATTGTAACCATTACCAGCATTAGCTAATCCCCATGAAGAAGCTGTGGATGCTGTTTCTGCTCTAAGTGAAGCCCATCCTGGATTTTGCGCATTAGAAGGACCCGAAGCTTGTGTTGGATGTGAAACACTGCAAACAAAAGCAAGATTATTTAGTAAACCACCAGTAGCAACCCATCGTTCAGCAATTCTAGTCACAATGCGGTTCATTTGGGTGGTCCATGTAGCACCACTATCACCACCACCGTTAATACCAGAATTAACCCAAACAAGAATACGACCAGAACCACCGGCTTCTTGTTGTCGTTTACGAAGTTCTTCTAGATAAGAGTCAAGAAGTTTATCACAACCTACTATTCGATCAGCAAGCATTAATGTAGTTGCGCCACCGTGATAGATAAAATTATTTACGGCATAACCTTTAAAACTTCGTCTAATAATAGATTGCCATAGACATGCAAATGGACCTGTAGTATGATAACCATTTCTATTATGACCATCCCATACACAACGAATATATTTTAGAGTACCACTAGGACTAATAAAATTTAGTTTTTCTGTGTCCCAAAGTTCACTAGCAGATTGTTGGGTTGAGCGATATGAGTTAGCAGCTATGTAAGTATTATCATTTTCGTTATATGCTTGTAATCTAAACTGACCACCACTTGTAGCAAATTTTCCAAATACAACACGATACTGTAAATTAGTACCACCACTACCAGACCCAAAGTTTAGTGGATTTGTGGGAGTAAGTCGTAAAAAATTACTGCCTGTGTCTGATGTATAGTTTTTTCCTGCTTCAACAAAAGAACCTGCCCATGAGTATGAGAAAGCTCTAGGAAGCATGCTAATATTATCATTACCAGAAACACTGTAGTTTGTTGTGTTAATGTTTAAACCATTAGCACCAATTAAAGTTGAAGCATTTGTATCACCAGCTAAAGCAGCTGTAACTAATTTTCTAAAAGTTCCCGCATTAATTTGTATAGCTGAACCAGAAAGTGCACCATCAGAATACCAAGATACAAAAGTGCTACAAGCAACTCCTGTCTCTAAAGAAACTGCTCCGGGTGTGGTAAACAAATGACCAGCCCCAAAAAAGAGGGGAGATGCGTATGGATCAACACCAGCTAAACCACCAATAGATCGGTATAGGGCTGTTGTATAACCATAATTATTATTACCAGCATTGCTATCACCAATCACTACAATGTCAAGACTATCTCTTCCAGCTTTTAGATCTTTTAAAAAAGTAGACGCAACACTGCTACCTGTAATACCCATAATAGCATTAGCTACTGTAGATTCTCCTAAAATATCTGTTCTATCGCGGTGCATTAGATTGCTCCTACGAAAGCGTTTGCTCCATCTGCTACTGCGCTTCCACCTAAGAACTCAATTTTAATTAACTCACAACCTAAAGTATCTACTAAAACAAAAGCGGTATCATTGATTGTGGTTGCATTAAAAATCTTACCATCACCAAAGTTTTTAGCAATAGTAATTGCAGCACGGAAATCACCAGCACCATTAATTGTAATGTTGTTTGTAGTATCATAAGTAACTGAGCCTTCAAACAAACACTGAGGAACATAGTAAATAGTTGCTCCTAAGTTATTAACTGCTCTTGACCAACCAGTTACTTTGATCTTAGGTGTTGTTACGGTATTCTTAAATACAGGAACAATCTTAAGATAGTTTAAGGAAGTATTGGGTATAACAACAAAACTTGGGTTAGAAGTTGGCGTTGTTGGCTGCGTTGTTGTAGGTACATTGCTGTAGTATGTAGTTGCTACATGTAAATTATCAACAGCTGCTGCACCGGGAGCAACAAGTTTCATTGGCTCCTGTACAGTCTTTAGCTGTGTCATTGTGTGTGTATGAATCATTATTTATCCTTTTAATTTAAACAACAGTTATTGATAATAGTTCTGAGCAAGATAGTCCATCAACATCAGTAAATAAAGTAAAACCAAAAAGACCTGTACTAGCTCCAGTTTGAGCACCTAATTGAAAGGTATCACCATTATTAAAGGTATCTGCTGTATTGGTTTTTTCATTAAACAATACCCAACTACCGCCATTTTTTCGATAGTATAAGCGAACATTTCTAGGGATAATACCTGTAGCATCCCATCTAAATCGAAAAGGTTGGTAAGTATCTGAAATTATAAAAGTATCTCTAATAGGTCCAAGTGCAGTTGATATATTCAGCAAAACAAAATTAGAGGGTTGCCAATAAATAAACTGCAATGCTGGAATATATCCATTTATATTTACTGTTCTATTGTGATTGAAACGCCAAACGGGAGAAGCAAAAGACCAAGTTCTATTTCGATACATTTCACTATTCCCACCTCACTTGTTTACCACTCTTTTTGGCGCGAACGCCTTTAGAGGTACACATTGATTTGGTTGGACGACAGGCAGGATAACCCCTGCCCTTTTCGCTTGCGCTTTTACGACCACATGGTTTACCTGTCTTACAATCAATCCAGCCTTTGCCGTTGTTGCGAGAGAACCAACCATGTAGTCCTTTCTTTTTTTCAAGAGAGAAGTCTGCTTTCTTTTTCTTTTTAGCCATTACTTCTTCCTCTTAGATTTATTACCCCACTTTGCAGCACCGACTTTACGGCACTGAACTAAAGCACCAGAGGCATAAGCCGAAGGCCACTTCTTGTAGCGGGACTTTACTTTGCGATAGCATGCATCTTTAGCCATTACTTTTTACACTTTCTACCCTTGGGGCAACTTGCCTTTGAACCACCGGGACCAGCCCAGAGATCCTTGCAAGCCCAGTATTGAGCAGTAAGCTTGTTCTTTGCAGAGCCACACTTATGTCTGGCACGAAAAGACTTACGGGCAGCAGGACTATAGTTGTGACCATAGCCAGTTGCGCCATAATGAATAATCTTTTCCTGACCATTGGCACAAGCTTTAACAACTCTTTTTTTATTTGGGTTGGG